CTGAACCGCTGGATGCGTCAACAATCCCAGCCGCAACCTCAGCAAAAGACTGAGCGTTGTCTGCATCGTCTTCTCCACGGAACTCGATTGTTCCCAGGCTGTCTGAATCAGCAGGTGATGCTGAATTGCGATACAGAATCAGATTCGGACCAGCCGACGCGCCAGCTTCCGTGTTTTCGATGATTACGTCATCACCGACAGCAGTGCCAAACGTGTGCAGCTGAGCTGTTCCCGTTCCACTGCCAATCTGGAATCCATTGGCTGTGAACTTGGCTTTTTCAGTGTCACTGATGCTGATGGCAATCTCGTTGCTGCCAGGGCGATAGAAACCACTGTTGCCACTATCAGAGGCGAACCCAAGAGAAGGTGCCGCAACACTTCCATCAGGGATGTTGTCGCAGAGCGTGCCAAACGTGACGCGCTTGTTTTTATTCGCGTCAACAGATTCTGATGCGTCAACAACCAGAAACTCGTCTCCAGTTGCTGGCGCGGTTAGCTCGGTGAGCTGTGAAATCTTGCGGTCAGCCATCAGCTTGCAGCCTCCAGTGCCTCAAGACGTGCGGTCAAATCAGCGATCTGATCCTTCTGCCGTTTGACCAGATTGACCAGATGCGGAACGAAGCGATCGTATTGAACGCTCTCAGCCTCTAAATTGCCGTCGCTGTCTTTGCCGTAGAAGACCAGGCGAGGGTCAATGTCGGCAATCTCTTCTGCAATGAAGCCCCAATATCCCCAATCAGGATTCTCAGTGTCAGCTGATGCTGTTGAGTTGAACCAAACAGGGCGGGCATTCAGAATCGCGTCTGCATAACTGTCCTCCAACGTTTCAACGTTGGTTTTGTATTTCAGAGACGACGTAGATCTGATGAGCTTGCCATCTGAATTAAGGTGAGCGTTCGCAGCTGAACCTGTAGTGGTGCTGTAACTGGCATTAGCCTGCAAAATACCCTTACAAGCTATGGAATGCTCAGTCGTGGTCGGGTTAGATATATCCCCGACTTTTATCAAAGAATTGTTGCCAGCATAAGTGTTATCAGGATCAACAGTTAAAGGGCCAAGGATTCGGACAGTGCTGTCCATCTCTACTGCACCGCCTATCACTACCTTGCCGCTGCTATCAATACTCAGTTGAGACGTGGCACTGTCTAAAGCTGCACTGTTTGCTGTACTGAACCCTAAAGAGTTGGTGTTGTGGTCATAAGCAACAATGCCAACATCTTGGTTAGTGTTATCTCCAAAAATGACTCGTGATGAGCCGGTTGAATTGGCAATCAACCTGAGATGAGCCGCTCCACCGCTATTTGTTGAGCGAACTACCGCAAGCGCGTCATCAGCAGTATTGCGAATTTCAATCGATCCATCCGCCTGTGCAGTCGTTCCGATTCCAATAGAGTCATAAGATCCGTCAATGTTTCTGACTACTACCCAGCCGTCATTTGTGCTGTTTCTTTGCTTAACAGTGTCGGGCGTTGTACTGGTGTCGATCCAATACATGTACGCAAACGTCGTGGCAGGCTCTGTGGCGCTGCTGTTCTGGCTGACGACTGCAGACAAGCAGTTGTTAAGGTCCGTGCGGAAGCTACTGCCTGACGCATTAGCAAGCGAGTAGTCGTGGGTAGCCATGATTAGGTCTGCTCAGAGCCAAAGCCGTTTGCAACGTACTGGAAGTTGCGATCCACTGAAGAATTGCTGGAATCCTTGAAGTGGACGGTGAAACCAGTCCGCGTTACGGATGTCACTTCATAATAATCCCCGCTCGCAAGATTAAAAGCCGTGACGCCAACAGTCGGAGCCTGATAGAAGGCGTTTGTGAAAGTCACCGCTTTCGCTCCAGCTCCAGAAGCAATGGTTCCGCTGCTTTCAGTACGGCTTCGGATGTAAAACCTGTACCCCAGTCGGTCTATCAGCGGCGTTTGATCAACGCGGTCAGTCTCCAACTCAGCCTTGAACTGGAACGTCCGGCCAACATACGTTCCATTCCTGAGCACAGTAAAAGGCCCAAAGCCCAGCGTTGACTCTTGCTGCACGCTGTCACCGTCTTCCAGGAGGAAGGTGTCTCCCGATTCTTCCAGTGCAACGTTGAAGTTTGCTACGGCTTCATCGCTTGCCCTGAAATACACCTCTGCTGTTGTCCCACCTGTTCGCGCTCCATCCCAATCCGGCCAGCTATCCACAAGGCTTGAACGATCATCAATGAGGTCAGATGGATACAGGCTGCGACTGTCCAAAATGCGCTCCAGCTGTACTTCAAACTTGCCGCCAAGATCCAGCAAATTCGGAAAGTCATATTCACCCGTTAAACGTCGCGTGCCAAAGAAATCAATCGTGCTCAACGCATCAATTGAGGCCACTTGATCTATCGTTTCGTCTCCGTCAAGGACTAGGCCGTCATACTCTTCGCTATAAAAAACACCTCTTCTAAAAGCGCCAGTAAATGGCGGTGTCGTTGTGTCTTCTCGCCTTTCTTCTATTAACAGCCTCGGCTCTGTATCAACAAGATTGACAACAACGCTTACAGCGTTATCGCTAAAGAGATTGGTGACGCGATCTTGAAACCTGAGAAGATATTCTCCATTAACAACAGAAATGGTCAGCGTGTTGCTGCTAGCAGGAATGCGAGCGAAACTCGTGCTGCTGTTAATCGTTCCAGTGCCATCAGTGGCAGATGAATGCCTGATGTCAACGATCAGATCCGTTTGCGATCGCACGACAGGTCGATCCCACTGAAGGATTCCAGTCGTGCTCGTTAAACGCTGGAACCTAACGTTCCGAACATCTTCCGGCGGTGCAATCGTTGTGTCAGTGCTTGGCTGATTCGTGCCAAGGGCTGGTGCTATCGCAGAGGCAGTAGCAAACGTAGACCTTCTTACAGGAAAACCAATGCCAACGGCACGCACTTTCACTTGGATCCTGCGCCCAGGATCAATGCCATCAACCGTGATTGCTGTATTTCTGGTTTCGGTGAGAGGGCTAAATGAACCCCTGCCGACTAGATACTGAACTTCAAAAGATCCAGTCGCGCCACCACTGCCAGCACTCCACGAAATGTAAGCCCTGTTGGTCTGCGACCCATTTAGTTCGATCTGCTGAAAATCAATGGGCATCAGATCACGGGGATAGGTGGAGCCTCGTCAAGCGTTGTTACGTCCGTGAACTCCAGATCGTCATCTTGGTCAACGGCATTGTAAATCGAATCGTTAAACGAAACACCGACAATCCCGTAAGTGCCATCGCCACCATCTGTAACCGTAAGACAACGGAACTTTTGATTGCTCGCGCTGTCAGTTGTTATGGAATAAACGGTGCCCTCTAACGGAGCTGCACTGAACGCTGAACTGACGTTAACGGTGGTGCTACCTGCAGGGTCCGAAGAAATGTCCTTCGTCTCAACCGCTCCAGAAGCCAGCACACATGTCAGCTTTGGATTGGTGCCAGATGGAAGCGTGATGGCTTGATCGGCCACAATCGAAGTCGTAGTTGAACTGGACACGCGGCCTGACAATCTTGTGCCTGCTCGCATCTCATCAGCGACAGCAAAGACCTGACCAGGCAGAACGAGTACACCCTCTAGACCAACTGAGAAAGTGATTGTGTTTTGGTTCAACTCCTCAGACTTCATCATCCACCGACCCACACGGCGGGCCTGCTCTTTAGACGTGCAGCCAAAAGCAGTGACCTCTTTGACTTGGTAGCCATACTTTTCAATCAGCTGTGCATCCTCAATGCAGACAACGTTAGGGCGATAGAAGTTGTCTGGATCGTTGTACCGAATTCGGATACTTGTGCTTCGGGTTTTTAAGGATGAACCGCTGTAATTGAAAGCGCCGCCGACGATATTTGAGTTACTGAAAACATGTACAGGGTCAACATCTGTAGCAGTAGATCCGCCAAGGTTCCCGTGGTCAGCAGCAAGCTGAATGACATTTGTATTCCAATAAATCATCCCACGGAAAATACTTGCAAAGTCTTGAAGGACATTGAACGCCTCTTGCTGTGAAGACACAACAACGTTGCACGCAAAACGCGGCTTACCGTCGATCAACTCGTTGCAATACTTAGACAGCGAGTAAAGGTCAACCCAGCTCAGGTTTGACGCCTGAACAAAATGACCCGCTCCAAAACGCGTGTTCGTAATTAAATCGTAGAAAATGCAAACGGGGCAGGTCGTGTAATGAAGTCCATTCTTTAGCGTTCCATCAAAGTCACCATTGAACAACAAGCTGCCGTCACTGCGAGGTGTTGCGTTATTTGGGATCCGAACCTTTTTGCCGCGTATTTTGTACGCTCTGGTCGGCAAACTCTGAACGTAATCAGTTGAGATGTTCATCCCAACAACAGCACAATATGGATAGCCAGACCGGAATGATTGCCGCTGAACAATGCTGGCCCAGATGAGCTGGTTGCCTCGCCCGTTAGCTAATGGCGTGTCAAAATCAGTGTCTACAAAATCCCTGTAAGTTGCCTCAAAAATTTGACTGTCGGTATCGCGTGTCGTGCCATCAATAGCGGTGCCTCTTCGCTGCGTCCGATCCCCTTGATACCTTGCGCCTGGATACTTGCGAACACGAATATCCCAAGGCCCCGTTCCAAAATCTCGTAATTGGATTCCTGTGATAGCGAACTGGTAGGCGGTGGTGCTTATTCCCTGAATACGAAACTGGCCGTTTACGTTGTTGGTCTGCGTTAAAGACGCCTCGGCATCATTGACCCTTAGCAGTTGAAATGAACTCCTACCTGAAGCTCTAATCCCGACATCAAAGAAGATCGTTGCATCAAAAAGTTGACCTCTGGCTAACCCTTCTACTGCTGTTGAAAACAAACGCGGTATTGTAAAAATCAGATCAATCGTCTCAGTATCTGGATCGGTAACACTTCGCACGACCGTGCCCGCTCCATAATTACGCAACGTGACTTCGTTGCTGTCGTTCAGCGTTTCCGAATAGTTTTGTCCAACCTCCTGCGAAATGTTGATCAGGCTTTGGACTTGGGTCCCTGTATTAGGTGTTTGAGATTGTCCTCTCGTTCCAGGGCGGAAAGTGTAGCTTACTTCGTCGTTTCTGATGTTTACGTTGCCTTCTGCTACTAGGGCTGTCTCGTTAATGAAGACTCCCTCGCGATTCCCAACAATGCGATCAATCGGACCCTCGCAAAGAAGGTCAAGGATCTTGATTGTGGAATTAGAATTCAGTGCCATTTTTAGACGTTAGCAAGATTAACGGTGCGATCTTGATCGTTTTGGAAATGCTCGTACCCTATACTCCTGACGCGTATGCGGGCTTTGTTTGTGCCATCCGGCCTTGCAATGCAGTCTTTGTCGATAATTCTGATATACATTCTCACGGTTGAATCATTGTCTGCCGTAGCCAAATTGGTGAACTGGATGGCGTGACACCACCGATAGTCTTGATCCGGATTTAACAATCCTTGGATAGTTCCTTGCACTCTCGCAACGTCAGGATCAGGCCCGTCTACCCTGCCTTGCAACAAGATTTCGTAAGTAACAAATCCAGGAACTTTCGTGCGACCAACACGATTGAACAGCCCGCGATCAAGCTCAAGAAATACCTGGAAATTGTCTCGACGATCACCACTATCATCTCCATTAGGGAAATCAACTTGTGCCCTTGCTGAAGTCGTAACATCTAGCTCTAGATCTGGGCCTTGGGTCCTATTCCCGTCTTCAACAGTTGGAGAGTTAATGACCCTGCCCTCACGACGCCAAGTGCGTGTCCTTAGCCCTCCAAGGGCTTGGAACACATTAGTTGGCCTTTCACCATTGACAGTGATCGTGTCAGTACCGGGGCTGACAATAGATTCAGAAGTTGGATCGCTTTCGTCGGAAACATCCACACGTGAAGCCAAAAGATGGCTCCCAATCAGAACTTCTCCATAAGCCAAAGGCACTGTGGCACCAACACCAACCGTGTTAGCTGGCCCTTGGAACGCATAAGACTGTGTGCCTGAGGTTGCACGAGATATTCCCTGCGGACCTGATGCGCTTGTGTTTTCACCGCGACCACCAGCAAACCGATTTCCTAAGCCAGTCAAAGGTTCAGGCTGCGGTGAAAGGAGTTGAGCCGTTCCAGAAAGTACGAGACTGGCACCAATCGAGCCAAGCGCAACCGATAACGTGCCTAAAGCCGCAGTAGTAGCAAAACCTGTGGCAGCTCCAGTCACTAGTGCTGTGCCAGTAGTCGCCGTGAACGCACCAGCGCCTAATCCTAAAAAACCAGCCCCAAGCGGGGCCGCAACAATCGCAAGAGCGACTAAACCAACACCAGCAAGGATGCTCGTTGTGCCACGTCCACCGCTACCCGCAACAACAGGCGTCAGAATCAAATCATTCTTGCCCAGCGGCAAATTGAGATCTTCATATCCCAGCGCCTCACCAGCCTGAACAAGTGTGTAACCAACACCATGGTGGTGCGCTTCACATAATTCTTTCTGGAACTCTGGTCTGTTAATGCACAGCAGTCTGATCGCCTCAGCAGGAGAACGCAGGTCGCCATAAACGTGAACAGAACCGTGACGCTCGCCCAGTTCACCTAGCAGCCGGACGGTCTGCTGCATATCTAAAGACCGCTGCAATCCTAGAAACATAGTATCGCCCTAAAGTCTCCACCGCACTCAGCGAATCCTGTCGTTGGTGCAAAATCCTCTGGTCCGGCAAAAGAATTGCAGCGTGCATCGGCGCAGCCGTTCCAAGACACATAATTAATACATCCCCTGGACGCCTGTTCAAAAGCTCAACCTGCTGAAACCCAATCGCTTCTGCCTGCTGCAGAAAAATGCTTTCGCACGTTTCAAGATCATCAGGCCGCGCAAAATCTGGCAGCTGAACACCCTGCAGCCTGAACCAATCCCGTACCAGCGTGAAGCAATCGTGCCGACCGTACTCCCACTGACGGCCAATCAGGGTTTGATACTGAACCATTGGTTGTCCGGTACAGAGTAAATGTGCCACGGCAACTTAGTGCCGCGACAGCTTTTGCGATCAGCTTCACTTGCCTCCCCACCTAACGGGTGTGAATGGACAATGGCTTCAACCGCTCCATACATTGCAGCGACTGCATAATCACGCGGATTGATCACAAAATCATTAGCTGGATCATCAGCAATGTTGCGACAAGGCCAATACTCTCCATTGATCACTACGCCACAAGCCTCACTCATGCCACATCGTTTGGCGTGCTGCTCTGCGTCAAACTTGAAATCTTGCACCGGGGAAACCTCCGAAGGGCAACAAGCTGCCATCAGGACCGATCCCATTTGAGCCATTACGAGGGTGCCTCAGCTCACAAGCACGCAAATTCTTCGCACATTGATCATCGGCAGAGCCATCAGCAAGCGGATTATTTTGCAGGTCAAAACTTCTCACGCCCCTGTAACCACATTCAGTTCCTTTGTATTTCCAAGGGCAGTGCTCAACAACCTGCCTCCCTGGCAAGCGCAAGTTGGTCAAATCAAGCTTGCCGACCAGTTCAAACTCCACGACCTGCGGGTTTTCAGCTGATACGCGGTCGATATACCACGATTCATAACCGCCGCCAAATAACGCAGTTGGATCGGCAGTCGCGTTCGTTCCACCCTCAAAATTGACGGCATCAAGAAACTTTTTGCAGGTCCTAATCCTTCTGACCTCTGCCTGCAAAGGATTGTATGACAGAAGCAAAGACGAGATTGAGTTGTCTACGTTTGCAATCTTCATCTTGGGGCGTGGCAAGGTTCCTTTTGCTGAAACCTCAAAACCTGTCACCTCAATCGGCACGGGTGAGTAAACAACCTGATCAAAAACAACAGACGCTGAAAGGTCATTCGTTCCAGCGTGATAGTAATAAACCTGATTCACGCCATTGACAGCCAAGGTCAAGTGCAGCTGAAACAGCTCGATAATTGCTGATGGCTCAAGTGAACGCAGCTGTTCCTGGATGCTCTGCGGCGTTTGCTGGACCTGATCTTCGTGAGCGTCCCGTTGATTGCTAGGCGCAGCAGTCATGGCTCAAAGACCTGCTCAAACGTTGCTTGGATTGTGGCACGGTTCAAATATGGGATCGACTTGTTCCAAGACCTGCAGATGTATTTACCAGCAGCAGATTCCCCAGGCGGCGTGAAGTCAAAGTTCTCCGCGCCTCCGCGTGCATCCAAGAACGCCTCGATCGTATCAGCGTCAGTTTCAGACACCTCAAACGTCAGGCTGTATTGCTTTGGATTTTGGTTAATCCCAAACACGGCACGCTGTGAATAACCTGACCCAAACTGCGCCTGCCGTACATTCGGCTGGCTGTTTTTTTGGATGCCGTAGGTTGGCGTGATAGACGGGAAGGTAGCCATTATGCGAGCAAGCCTCCTGGCATTTTCTGCCTGACGATTTCAGATTGAACAGCTGCACCAATCAACCGTCCAAGTTGCTGGGCCTGCTGGCCGTCACCTTCCACGCTAGAGCCTGAGGCGTCAACGTTCACCACGATGTTAGAGCCGCCTATCGCGTTGTTTGGGGCAACACTTCCCGTCCTTCCGGGGGTAAACAGTTCAGGCCCCCTTTCTCCAACGACATAAGACCTGCCACCCATCGCAGTGCCGCCGTTTGCAAGAAATCCGCCAAACAAACCTTGACCTGCGGTTAGGGCGCCTGACATATTGCCGAAGAACAGCATGTTGCGTCCGAGTTGCAACAGTTGATTAGCAAGGTCGTTCAGCATGTTTGTTGCGGCCTCTGCAAGTGTTGTGGTCCCCTGAACAGCACCTTTCAAGGCATCAACAACACCGTCGGCAATAGTGTCGCCAATACCTTGATAAATTTGTTTCAATTCGTCGGCCCGTTTCTTTTCTTCCTCTTGTGCTTTTTTCTTATCATCTGCGGCTTTTTTTTCGCTTTTAGCTCGCTCTTCTGCGGCAACTTGTGCATCAAAATTCAGCTGGAGCATATTTCTAGCGTCAGCAAGCTGTTCTTCTGACAGTTGCGAAAACTTTCTGTTTAGGTCAAATTTATCCATTGCAAGCTGCAACTGTGCTCTTTCTTCCGGAGTTCTTGCCTCATTCAAAAGCAGCTCACGCTTCTTATCAAGCATGAATTTGCTGAAGGTTGCTGTTTGCTTTTCTAGCTCTGTTGTTTTCTTTTTCTCTGCATTTGCTTGTTCCTTCGTCTGTGTTGTTAGGTTTTGCGTTGTTTGTATGTTATTAGCTGGAGCATCAGCATTACTGCCAGTGCCAGGGGCAAACCCTGCACCTAGATCGACGGTTTCCGTGACGAATCCAGCAATTTGGCTTACCCCTTGAGCAACACCGCTAGTAGCTTTTTCTATCAGTGCCCTAAGCGGCCCAGGCAATTTGTTGTAAGTATCTACTAGGAATTGCTGTATGCGACCAAACACACCTCCGAAAATGTTCGCGAGTTTTGTTGCCGCTGTCTTTCCTGCTTCAACAACGTCTGCAAGAATACCGCCAACAAATTGACCGATACGACGGCCTAACCCAATAATAAATCTGCCAACGCTTTGGATTATGCCAAGCACTGCTTGAAAACCTTTTTCTAATTCAAATGCAGCGTTAACACCATCAAGTCCTAAAGCAGATGCAATAGCAGCGCCAGTTTCATGAACAAGAGCGAATAAGCCCCTTAAAGGAGACACCGCTAAATTAAATGCAGCAGCAAGAACTTCGACAGTAACCGCAGCAACCTTGAAGGTTTCTTTGATGATTACTCCAAGCTCAGATTGGTCAGAAAATAAATTTTGGAAGGCGGTCGTTAATCTCTTAAGTTGCCCGTCGATTGTGTCTGACGCTTCAAAGGCCGCTGCAGCGGCAGCACCTTGGGCGTTCTTTTGTTTCTCTAACAGCTTGTTGTACTTTTCTGTGTCTTTAAGAAGCGCCAGGATTGACGGTCCAGCTTCTGTCCCAAATGCTTTGATTACAGTTCCAGCGTCTGCCCCTGATTTTTTGATTTTTTCTAAGGTCCCGGCCAGACCATCGCTTTTAAGCGTTGAAGCACTTATCTCAACGCCAAGGGCCTCAAATTCCTTACCAACCTTGCCCGCAGCAACTTGAGCAAAAGCAGTTTTAAGGGCAGTAAAAGTGACCTCTGCCCCTTGACCCCCTGCGGTGATCTGAGCAACGGCAGCATTTACCTCTTCAAGCGGAACACCTAAGGCAGCAGCTACCGGGGCAACTTTGGCGATGTTTGCGGCATATTCGCCGATAACAATCTTGCCGTCGTTTTGAGTTTGAATAAACCCATCAACCAGCTTGGAAGCCTTGTCAGCTTCTAGCCCAAAAGCATTAAGAACAGAGGTTGTGGCATCTCCAACTGTATTGATGTCGCTGAATCCACCTGTTGCGCCTTGACTCGCAGCCTTTAAGATTTTTGCGGCGTCTGCTGCATTTGTAAAGCCTGCTGACGCAACGTCATAGGCGGCACTGGTCAGATCGACGACACTAGCCTGACCTGACAATTCCCGGCTCACATCTTTCAGCCGCCCTGTTAATTCTTCACTGTTAACGCCGAGTGATCGAACTTTAGCCTCAGCAAAATCCTGCTGCCTAAGAACTCCAAAAACTTGGCCTAAGCTGGCAGCAGCTGCAACGACAGCGGTAAGAGGGCCGAGAGCTGCACTTAATGCAGCACCTAAGCCTCGCGCTCCAACCGCAGCCGCCTGTGATCCGCTTGCAAAAGCCTTAAACCCAGTACCTGCTGCACGCGTCGTTCCGCCAGCATTTTTAACAGCGACCTCAAGCCCTCGCACCTTTTTGGTCAGGTGCGCGATCTTTGCGTTGGCGTCTAAGGTTTCAACCTTAAACCTGAGGACTGATTCAGCCACAAGCCACCCGGCGATAAAACAATCTTACCGCCGTCTAAGCTTTGCGCGCTCCATTGCTTTCTGCTCCTCTTCGTTCTTCAACGTGTAGAACGCCGCAAAATGCAGCAGCTCCGCATCGGTTAATTCCGTTCGGAGTCTGCTGACTGTCATGCCTAATTCGCAGGCCAGGAAGAACTCAAAATAAGTCCACCTGTCCTGCTTTAGTCGTTTTTTGCCTCATCAATGCTTATGCTGTCGTCTGCTACGCCGAACAGAAACAGTTCAAGATCATTCAGCACGGATTCAGGGAGTTGTCTTTGAAGCTTTGGGGCATCTGCTGCAGTGAACGCTTTAGAGCCATCTTCAAGCTCTGCAATTTGGCACAACATTTGTGTGCTAATGTCTAAAGCTTGCTCAGTTCCGGCAAGGCTTTGCGCTTTTTTGCGGTCAGCGCGAGTAATCGGCTTGAAATACAGATCGACAATCTTTTTGCCGTCTGCGTTCTTCAGTTCAAACTTGCGGCGCTGGTTGAGGTCAAAAGCCCCAACCAGCAGATCTACGGTGCGATTTGAAGCAGGCATTTAAGCGACACATTTGTCACTCAAACTATACCTCTATCACTCCAAATTGGAAGTAATGGTTCCAGAAGTGATGAAGTTGCAGCTGACAATCACAAGCTCACCAACCGTGGAAGTGATTTCCATGTCGGTGATGATGCCAGCAAAGCTCACAGAGTCAGTGCCGGTGGTGGTGCCAGTGGTGAACAGCTCAAAGGTTGCATCTGCAGGGTCTGCAGTGGTCACAACGTCTTCAAGGAATCCAGCTTGACCAGTTGCGTCTGGATCGTAAACAAGCTCAACAGTACCGGAGCCAGACACCATGCTGCCAACAAAGCTGCGGAAAGTGTCGCCGTGAACGCTGGTGTCGAGCGTTTCTTTTGTGATCGACAGACTCCAGCTGCGAGTGCCAACAATCGTGGCGTTAGTGGTGCCTGCTGCATCAAATTGAACAGTTCCCTGTTCGCCTCGAATGGTAGCCATGGTCAGAGTTCCTCGATGAATTCAAAGGTCACACGGACCTGAGTTTGAAAGTAGCCTTCAGGTGCTGGGGTTCCAACAACTTCAGGACCGATTGGCGCATCGAAGTAAACCCCCGACACTATGACTCGATTATAGAGATCACGAATACGCTTGCCGATCGTATAGTTAGCGCCGGAACCGACACCAGCAGGCGTGAAGATATTGATGACAACGACGCCAACAATTCTATTTTGAGAGTCAGTCGTTAGACCTTGGCTTAGATATTCATTAGCACCAAAGTTTAACAAGCATTGCACCCATGATGAGTTAGGTGTTGGCGCATAGGATACGTTGTTGAAGACAACTGGGATTGCAGGAGTGTCCGCAAGTTCAGTTGCAAGCCTGCTTTCAATCGTGGCTCGGATGGTGTTGAGATTGGCGGTCATTTATCTCCTGTTAGCAATTTTGTTATACTCCTTTTTAACCCAAGGCTCCAGTTCTTTTGCGATCAAGTCTGGATAACCCGGAATGGTTCCTTTTTTTGTTTGATATTCGCCGCCCCAGGATGGAGGCAAATTCGTGCCATAAACCACTGGCTCGGCATACTCAACATTGTTGGTTAACTCACCTTTTTCTGGATTAGCCATCCAAGAATTACGCAGCCTGCCCGTATCAACAGGGGTTCGCTCTTTGAGCCGTTTTTCGGCCTCAAGCGTTGTTGCGGCTACCAGCAAACGTATGCTTTCGCTGTAGTAATTGCCGATTTGAGCCAGAGGGATTTCTTTTGCCATGATCAAGCCCTCAAGAACAACTGATAAACAATCGCCTGATTTGCCTGCTCAACCGTTTCAACCTGCACGATTTGATGCGTCACACTGCTGATGACTACCTTGTCATCGAGGCCAGGCGTATTAGACAACGCAGATGCTGCGACGGTTAGTTTCTTGTCATCACCACGCACGAGGTCATTCACCTCAGATGCGTTCACATCTTCCAAAACACCTTTGACGGTTTCAGTGGTGATCGTTTCCGTTGCTGTTCCTGTTGTCGGATTGTAAGACCCAAGCGAGACAGATTGAATTGTGATGTCGCCACCGAACTTGTCGATGGCTTTATTGGCAACCTTTCGCAGTGAGTCAGCCAGTGCCATCAGATCTTGTAGGCGATGCAAGCACCATTCTGAAGCTGGATGCTAGTAAAGTAACCCTCAAGAGCAGTGCTTGCATCAACAGTAGCACTAGCAAAATCATTATCAGTTACGTTTTCACTGAGGATTTCAGTGATCGTGCTGTTCTCGTAAAAAACGATATAGGAGAATTGACCAGTGTGAGCAACTGTGTCGTTAATGACCTCAGCGCCGACAGCGAAGTCAATAGGTGCGTGGCCGCCTGATAGTTTCGTCATGATCAGATTTTGTAAGCGATGACAGCACCACCAGTGTTCAAGGTGAATGCAGTGAAGACACCTTGGATTTCAAAACCTGCGGGCAGTCCTTCATCCAAGATGCTGTTGCCAGTCCAGTTTTGAACCGTCAACGCATCAAAGCTGGTATTGCTCTTCAGGATGACGATTCGACGCCAACGCCCAGTCTGTGCATCCGTTGAATTAACGAAATCAGCGCCAATGCTGTAAGACGGATCAATAGAAGTTTCGTAAGGCATGATCAGCTCCGTTTCACAGCAATGTTGCCTGGTCCACTAATTCTAAGCCCTGTCAAATAACGCTCGATGATTGGTGGAATACGATCTGCGCCAACAGCACCAGACTTGTCAGGCGTCACGTTGATAGGACCAACCTGCACGTTTTTGTAGTCTTCCAAGCCGCTAAGGCCGATGCCGTCTTTGTTGTTGTTTAGGTAGACAGCAAGGATCACTTGCGCTTTCTTGACCTGATCAGGAATCTCCGTGTCAGTGAAATAATCAGTTGTAATCCTGAACGGAAAGCCAACGGCGTAGGTGTTGATGTAGGTATCAGGCTTGCGAACACCAGTGCGCGGCCATTGCAGTGCTTGCGTAT